TGGTGTACCATCATCCACAAAACCAAATGGTGCCATATCTTGTTCAATCAAAGCTTGTTGTTCAATATAGAGTTGATTTCTTATATTTGAGTTGGATAATTCTTTAAAATACTGTTGATTTGTCAACCATCCAAATATGACTAAACACATCATCAAATCATCATTACAACCCTCCTCCGCCATCCAGGAGTTACCACGCCTACTAAATGTTGACATCTCCTCTATCAGTTGAAAATCGTTTACGATAACTTTATCACTTTCTATCAATGTTTTAATACTAGATGTTCCTAGAGCTTTAATCTGTTTAGTCATACGAACACCCATAGATGTACCTCTACCACTAAACATAGCACCTAATATTTGACCAGCTCTACCTCTTTGTGTTGTCATCAAAACATTATCATATTCTAATTCCATTTGTAATATTTCTGCCACTTGTTGACCAATATCATTAACTTCGGTTAAGATATGAGCTCTGTTATATCCTTTACAAACTTGTTCTATAACACTTGGAAAGATATGAGGTTTTACTTCATTGTTTTTATAAGTTGCAACCACTTCATATGGTATGTTTGTGGCGTCTATAACTGCAAAGGCAGAATAATCTCTACCTGTACCTCGAGCAACATCAACTGTTGTAACATACAAATGGTCTTTTTCGGGTCGCTTAAACATTTGTAATCCGTTTTTACTTTCTATAGCAGGAATGTACGGGGTCGCCTTAATTTTTGCTGGTGAGATTAATGTATCTACACTTCCTAAAAATTCACATTCAAACTCTTGTTGAAATTGCTCTGGTGAGGTATTTCTTATAGTGGTTTCTTTCCACTTTTCATCTCTGCCTGGTACCTCTGACCAATGTACTTCTATAGGCACATAATCATTTTGATTATTGATTGCGTCTATCCACAATTTATAGTACATATTCATACCATGTGGTGTAGATACAATTATCATCTTTGTTTTTTTACCAGATGATATAGTAGGATAAACTGAGCTGAAAAACATCTCGGCAATATTAGCCGGTACGAAAGCAAACTCATCAAGGAAGATTATATTAAATGAACCACCTCGAATTGCACTTGAAGATGTTGCAGCCGCCACAATAGTGGACTTGTTTTCTAATTCTATATTACCTTTGTTCCAATTAATTACTCCTTGTTGCATCCACTTTGGTAAGTTTTCATATGCAAGTTGAAGTCTTCCTAATATATCTCTAGCAGTAGAAGATTTGTTTGCTAGAATAGCAATATTAGAGTTAGGATTAAATAAGGCGTAATGTAAAAGATATGATATAGTAGTGGTAGATTTACCTGACTGACGAGGTAATTTACAAATTGTGAAACGATTGTCATGTATTGTCCTTACGATATGTTTTTGAAAGTCCCACATTTTAAATGGAACAAGGCCTTCGTCAAGTGAAACCACTTGAACATAATTCATCATAAAATAAATAGGGTCTTTTTCACACTTCTTATATTCTTTGATGTTATCTTTTGTAAACTCAACTGGTGTGTTTACTTTTTTAAGATTTGGATTGCCTAAGTATGCGTCTGTCAAGGTTGTACCGTTCCTTCTCTTATTTGTTTTTTTCTATGATTTATAAAATTTAACCATCCTGTAACAATATATTTTTCTTTTGTTTTACTAATTATACCCTTATGAGTGTGTGTCCAATAAGCAGGCCATATTAATGTTAACCCTTTTTTAGCAGGTATATCTATACCTTGATATTTAAAACTGGTGCCTCCATCTTCTACATCATTTAAATAAGTCATAAAAACTAAACACCTATCATAATTATGAGTTTCAAAATCATTTTCAAAATGCCATATTTTAAAACCACCACCTACAGGATATTTTTGTGTGTTATATGTTTCTCCTAATCCAAATTCTGAGTTTCTATTTAAATCAGGATACTTTTTAATATAAAGTTTCAAAATATCATAAAGTTTACTTTTATATGTTTTCCAAGGTTCATCATTATTACCATGGTGTACAGCCATTTCAAAAGACTCTTTAGCAGTTTTATCAACTACCTGTCTATCGCCTGTATTATACATTATACCCGGCACCAATTCATTCTCATTCATTTGTTTAGTTATATCGTTACATAACTTTTTTGGCATGAACCATGCACCCATTTGAGTAATATTATTTAATTCGTATTCTTTCATATAATAAACCCCTCAATGTGTGTATATCCCATTTGAACAGCTGCCTCAATGCGACTACTACCCTTATATACAAAATACTCTTTATCGTAATTTGGATTTGTGTCGTGTTCTATTTCAACACAGTCTAACATATCTTTGCCGTCAAGTATGTCTTGAAGCATAATGCCATTCTTAACCCAACCTAATTCACTAATTTTGAATATCTGTTTTTTCGGGTGTGATTGTTTTGCTTTCAATAATTTCATCATCTTTTTTTAACATCTTTTGCAACTCTGCTGTAGAACCTACAAATAAAGCATTTTTAATATTTGCATTAGCAGATTTCGGCAACTCTTTTAAGTCTTTTAATTTTTTATTTAAGTCTTGTAATTTATCTACCGTATCTGCAACATTCTTAATACCAGCTAATGCAACTTCATATGCTCTAGGGTGTTGACCCTCTTTTGCAACATTTAAAATACCCTCAATGGCTTCTTGACCTTTTTCTATAAGATTATAATAATGTTCTCTACTATTTTTATGGTCATTATCAACATCATTATCTTTTTCTTCCGTTCTAACAACAGGAGCTTTAAACTCCTCTTCCTTAACTACTTCTTCCATAGGAGATTTAGCAGGTTCTAGTCCTAGAATTTGATTTACTTTGTCTTCGATAGCCATATTAATATTTAGATTTTCGTGTTTGTGTGGTCTATTTTATTTTGCCAATATGAGGGTAAACCTAAGTGTGGTCTGCCATCAAACATATTCTTTTTAGAACCTTTTGTCTTAGCATTATTGTAATGTAAAAATACTTGAGCACAATCTGTACCATTAAATTTATCTCTCCAATGTTCACAAATGTTGCCTTTATAAACTAACATATCACCAGGATTTAATTCTACTTTTACACCATCTGTGTATTCTGAAATATATTTACCGTCTTTATTATTTCCGCCTTTTTTAGGGTCAGATTCTATATAAATCGGCCACTTATCTCCACCTAAATTCATTGTAGTAGAAATTTCACAACTAAATCTATCTTTATGTCTTTTTAAAATATCCCCTTTTTTATAAATCCGTGCATATGAATATGAAGGATATAATTTAAGTCCTGTTGCTTTTTCCATTTCTGGCTGACATTTTAACATTAAAGTTTCCATGGCAATATCTGCATAGTGCGAATAAGTGTTGGGAATTTGAGGGTCATCATAAGACCCCAATATATTTTCAAATGGTGAAAAATATCTTTTTTCTCTACAAGTATCATAAACTTGTTTTTGCATCATAAAATAGTTTGCAACAAAGGCTGCTAGGTCTTTTGATATTGCTTGACGAATGACTGTATACTTTTTCTTTTTAAACATCTTTAGCCATTTCTTTCGGCACAGCTTGTATATTCCAATGTATAAATCTAAAAGGCTCTTTACCAAAATCTACTGCAAATTCATGTTCCAAGAACCCTGGAAAGATAATTAAAGTACCTGGTGTAGGTTTAAAGTGTATCAATTCACTACCACCCCATACACCTTTTTGATCTTTCATTTTTAATTTTGTAGCACGAGCACCTGTTCTTGGCTCATGAAATACAGGATAAGATGTTTTGTCACTACACTTTAAAAAATAAAAACCTGATACGTGTTGATTCCAATGCACGTGTGCTGAATGATGACCACCACCTTTTTTAGCAAACTCTTGTACCCACATTTCACTAAACATAGTTGTGTATTGTGGCATATCATAACCTTGATGATCTAAATATTCCCAAGACTTTTGACCGATGTAATTTCTAAAATCTAAAAAGTCATTGTCAGCTGTAAGCGGTGTTGAATGATATGATCTTCCAAAATCACCGTGTTCTTTTATAAATTTCTTTTCTCTTGTTCTTGCATCTTTAATATATTTATTAGATGCTTTGTTTAATGACTTTACAAACTCTGGTTTTTGTTCTGACCAAATAGTTGTATTAAAATAATTACTTATAAACATTATTTAAAAGGCCTTCCTAAATGCCAAACTACAAGACTATATCTTGTGCCTGATGTTACGGGTTTAACTCTATGCCAAACAAAAGAAGGAAATACAATAATAGATCCTTTTGGTAAAATCTCTTTTGCTCTTCTTAAATGTTTAGCTTCATCTCTCATATGTGGATCGTAGTTTCTAAAATCAAATTCTAGTTCACCACCTGTGTATTCTGAACCATCTGTTAACTGACAAGTCATAGATAGTTTTCGAATTCTGCCGTGCTCTGGATGATTAGGATCTTTTCTGTTATAAACTTTATCCCAACTATCACAGTGCCAATCATAATATTGATTGTGTTTATATTTTGTAAACTGACATGATTCTGATCTTTCCCAATCAAAATTCCAACCAGCTCTTGCATTTGCTTCGTGAACGTATGGGTGTAATTCTTTATATATCCAAGTATCATTGAGCCATACTAAATCAGAATTTCTTTTTCTTTTTAAATTTTTTACTTCTTCTTTATTTAATGGATTTTTATTTAAATCTCTACCTCTTCCATATCCTCCAGTAATAGCCATTGTTTCTTTTTGTGCATCAGCATATTCAATAACATCATCACAAAATTTAGGTGTAAGCACTGATGGAAAATACCAATAATAATTAGATATATTCATAAGTTATTGTTTGAACAAAGTTTAATGAATCTTTTTGTGTATTGGTTAGGTAATACATATTAGTTGATGGAAATAATATAAACATATTATTTTTAAGTTCTATATCCCAACTTCTTCCTTTACGTCTGTTATCTTCAAAGTGTATTCGAACATTACAATCTTTGACTTTTACACCATATAATAATGTAAAGTCTGGAGAGTTACGTAGATCCACTGGATCAATATTTAATAAAGGAATAGTTGTTTCCGCAGGTTTATAGATATT